CTTGGGTTAACTTTGCACATAACAGACAGGAATCTTTCGAATTGGGAAAAGGAAAATGCGATTACATCATGACCTTAGATGCTGATGAAGTTTTTGCTCCACTAAAAGATGATAATCCTTTACTGAATTGTGTTGTTGAAACTCTTCCTAAATTTTCAGGAGATAGGATTGAAGTTTATACTTATTACGCTGGTCTGAATTATATCAGAGGTCAGTTTTATAAAGATGAAGTAAATTGGGAATGGGTGCAGCCTGTACATGAGGTATGTATCGCTGAAGAACCCCACTCTACTGAAATTCTTACAGATGCTTGTGTTATCCCTTCACCAGACGGTGCTAGGGCTAGAGACCCCCATAGGTTTCTAAGGGACGCTTTTATTTTTGAAAATTATATGATTGATAACCCTGAAGATGGGAGAGGTTGGTTTTATACTGCACAGTCTTATCAAAATGCCTTGCAACCACAACGGGCAATCGCCCCTCTTGAGAATTGCTTAAAGGTTTCTGGGTGGGATGAAGAGATTTTCCAAACTCATCTCAGATTAGGACGATATAAACGAGAGGCTGAATATCCTGATGCTGAAGTTCTTTCTCATTTTGTAGACGCTTATAATTCTAGGCCGCATAGAGCGGAAGCTGTGTACGAGTTGTTAGCTCATTATAGAGCTAAAGATAATTTTTGGGCAGCGATTTTGTATGGAGAAAAGGCCCTCTCTATTCCTTATCCTAGCGGGGATAGGCTTTTTGTAGAAGTAGCTGTATATGATTGGAAAATTAAAGATGAGCTTTCAATAGCCTATTACTGGGTAGGCAGATACGAAGAGTCTAAAAAACTTTGCGAAGATCTTTTGAAAAAAGAGATAAGAACAATGCCCAAGGAAGTTAGGGAAAGAATACAGCAGAATTTAAAATTTGCAGAGGATAAAATTAATGAAAACAAGAAAGAGAGTTGAGTATATGTGGCTGGACGGGAGAGACCCTCTTCCTAAGATGCGAAGCAAGACTCGTTTTTTGGATCTGGAGGATGTTTCAGCGGGAATCCCTGATTGGAATTTTGATGGAGGGTCTACTGAACAAGGATCCTTAGAAGACTCTGATAGAAGTCTTGTTTGTGTTAGAACTTATAAAGATCCTTTTGTAGAGGAGGGTTGGTTAGCTCTTTGTGAGGTGCGATATTATAGNGGGGCACCGCATGAATCCAACACACGATCACACTTAACAAAATTAACTAATAAGTTAGAAGGGATTTTGGTAGGCTTCGAACAAGAATTTACTTTTATAAATCCCGCTGACCAAGCCCCTCTAGGGTTTCTTCTCTCCCCCCAGCAACAAGGACAATATTATTGTGGGGTTGGGTGTATGAATGTGATTGGACGCGATATTGTTTCTGAGTTTGAGAACAGATGTGCGAAAGCAGGGATTGATTTAGATGGTATTAATGCTGAGGTAATGCCAGGACAATGGGAGTGGCAGACAAAAGCTCAGAGTCCAGTTAAGTGTGCTGATGATCTTTGGGTTTCTCGCTATATTTTAGAGAGAGTTTCAGAAGAGAAAGCAGTTATTGTTTCTTACCACCCTAAACCCCATGAAGCTTTTAATGGAGCAGGGTGCCATACTAACTTCTCTACCGAGAAAATGCGTAAATCCTTTAGTAGTGAAGACTGGGAAGAACTGTTACCTATTCTTGAGGAAGACCACTTTGAACACATTAAAGTGTGTGGGGACGGTATTGAAAAGAGAATGACAGGAGAGTGTGAGACTTCAGATTACAATGATTTTACTTGGGGGGTAGGTGATAGAGGGGCGTCTATTAGAATTCCCCAAAGGGTTGCTCTTGAAGGTGCTGGGTANTTTGAGGACCGTAGACCTTGTGCCAANATTGATCCCTACAAAGTACTTTATTCTTTAATCTCTTCAGTAAAAAAGTCAAGCCTTCTATAATATAGTATGGATCAAAGTGTTTTAAAACGACTGAAGAACGCAGGACTGCTATCCGAACAAGTCCCTGATTTGGGGTTTGTTGGGACTGGGAGCTTCGCTCTCAATAGAATTATTTCGGGTAACTATACAAAAGGAATCCCGATTGGGATGATTACTCAATTTCATGGTGAGGCTTCTACAGCTAAAACTGTGTTTGGAACTCATATACTTAAAGAGGCACAGGAAAAGGGTTACTACTCTATGATGGTAGATTCAGAGAATGCTTACAACCCAGAGTTTGCCTCTCATCTTGGAATTGACCCAAAGAAGCTCATCTATGCTGCACCTGAAACTTTGGAAGAATGCTTCCAAGTGATAGAGGATACTATTGTTGCTATCAGGGAAACAGATAAGGATACTCCAATTGTAGTGGTGTACGATAGCATTGCCGTCTCTCCCTCAAAAGCAGAATATGAAGCAGAAGGGTATGAAGGTAATAATATGCAGGGAGCTATTAGGGCTAAGTCTACTGGTGCTTGNCTGCGTAAGATCAATCCCCTTATGCGTAAACATAAGGTTGCACTTGTGGTGATTAACCAGATTAGAAATAAGATTGGCGTAATGTATGGTAGTCCCGATACAATGGCAGCAGGGGGCAAGTCATTAGAGTATTACCTTGGGGTAAACTTAAAGTGTATTTCTAACAAAACGAGTGATCTTATCAAAGATGATCTTAAAAATGTTATTGGGATTCAAGGTAAATTACGCAATACCAAAAATAAATGCTCTATACCTTTTAGGGAGTGTGAGTTTGAACTANTGTATAATGAGGGGTTAAACCCCTACGCAGGACTGCTCAAGCAATTTGAGGCTGATGGTCATGTAGAGCGTAACGGTGCTTGGTATACAGTTACCTCCACAGGCAAGAAGTTTCAGTCTAAAGAATTTGTGAATCTGATGCAGGACGAGGATGAGGGGGTGGAGCCCCTTGCAAATTTTTTAGAAGGTTAGCTTGACATTCCCGCAATAGTTTGCTATAATAGGGCATGAACGGAGGAAATTCCCATGAATGATGACAAAACACTAGAGATGCTTATGGGTATCATTGACGATGCCTTTAACTCTCATTACAATAAGGAAGAAAAGATGGAAACACAAACTGAACCGTCTCCCCAACAGGAGCAACCCGCAAGTAACCCCAAGTATACTTGTATCGCAGAGTATATGGAACAAACTGGTAAGCGATTCCGCATGACGAAAGATCAGAAACAACGCGAACTCACCCGAGAAGAAGCTTTTAACGAAACCTTTGGAGGTACAAACTGATGGTTATTAAGAACGAAGAAATGCTGCGTATTCACGCTCCTGCTGCTTTTGCAGAGGCTCCAGAGGACGGACGAGTATCGGATCGGTACACTTTCCTCCCTACTACTGAGATCCTTGAGATCCTTCAGGACGAGGGCTGGACTGCATGGAAGGCTCAACAGGTGACTGCTCGTACATGGAGTAAGGATCACGCCAAGCACATTATCCGTCTTCGTCACGAAGACATGACGCAAGAATCTTTTGGGGTTGGAGACTCTTTCCCTGAGATGCTTCTTATTAATGCCCACAATGGGCTTGGTGGGTATACCCTTCAAGGAGGCATCTTCCGCATGGTCTGTTCTAATGGAATGGTTATCTCTGAGCAGGACTTCGGTAAGATTCATATCCGACACATTGGGTTTGAGGCGAAGCAGGTTCAAGAAGCGTCCCGTGAGCTTGTTATGAACTCTTCTAAGATTGCGGAGAAGATCGGAAGCTGGCAAGAAATTGACCTGACTCCCCGTTCTAAAAAGGATTTCTTTGCTGATGCTACGAAGATTCGTTTCAAGAACCCTTCAGAGGATCTTATCCAAGAAATTTCTAAGGTTCGGAGAGAGGGGGACTCTGGGAATGATCTTTGGAGGACCTTTAATGTTGCTCAGGAGAACCTAATTCGTGGGGGATTCCGTAACGGGGACACGAACCGTATGGTGCGTCCTATCTCTAACATCCAAAAAGATGTAAAATATAATTCAGAACTGTGGGACTTGGCGAGTAAATATAGTGAGGAAACCCTCCTTAGCTAGTAACGCATGGGAGGAGAGGGAGAACCCTCTTCCTCCAACCTACAATGAAGAATAATTATTCGTTTCGAGAACCATTAAATGAAGAGCCCGATGGTACTTACATTACTGTTGGACAGATGCAGTTCTTTTTAAACCGCAAGAACGGTAAAAGAATGTTTAAATCTGGCTCTGTTGATTTTATTGATTATTATAATATGTGTCGAGTCTACAATTTAATTTCTGAAATTATGGAATCAAATGAGGACGCAGCAATTATGTATTGGGACCCTAAGAAAGAAATAGTATCTGTAGGATTCCCAGCGACAGGGCTAGTTGCCACAGCCCTTTCTTACATGGATACTATTGAAGATTCGGATATGGATTTTTAGAGATGGGAAGAACCTTTAGAAATGAAAAACAATGGGGGCGTAGATCCTCGTTAAAGAAGAATAAGAAACAACGAGTAGTTAAGAATGCTCCTCGTAANAAAGATCAGAAGGAGGATGATCCTTTTTTTGATTCTCTAGAGTTAGAAGCGTATGAAGATGAATATGAGGAACGACGAAAAAACAGAGACTCTAATAAATTTTGACCCCCTTATCAGGTGTTCTTGGCTTCCTTCTGGAGAGATTAGACTAAGTGAGTATGAAGAAATCATTACTTACTTTGTTCAAAAGCAAATCTCGGAGAGATTAGATGCCTAGTCCCTATGTATTAAAAAATTCACCCCTAGACAGTAATAGAATTCAGAAAGTTTGTAAGAAAGTAATTGATGAATCCAACGAGGACAGAAAGTTTGCGTTGGAGACCCACCGCTTTTTTAGAGCTATGTTAGACGAGAACCCTCAAGATGCTTCTGCTAAGAATTTAATGGTAGACTGCCTTAAACTAGCCCAAACTTCTAAAGGGAATATCCTCAAGGTTGTAGATCTTCTTATTAAGATGGAAGCTTCCCAAGCCAAAGGCTCAGAAAAAGCAGAAATGGATTCGTTGTATTCTCAGTTAGACAACCTCACAGACTAAGGAACTAATTTGTCCGAAACGAAATTTTATAAAGTAATATGCAGCGAAATTAATCTAGTTCTTCTCATTAAAAAACTTCGGATAAGAGAAGAACAGAGAGCGTATTTAGAGGTTAAGAGAAAAATTCAAACTTTGGAGAAACCTATAACTATTGAAAGTTATATGGTTCATGTAGTAAAAAAGTTTCTACACAATGTAACAGAGTTTTTCGATAACTTACCTGAAGATCCAGAGGATAGGATGGTAATTCTTAAAGCTGTATATCACTCGATTATTGACGCTTATCCTCCTTTTGATCTTTCCTTTGTATGTGCTGATATTAATAATGGTACATTCTTAGAGGATATTCAAGAAGCGATGGCTATGTTTGCTGGTCCAGCAGAGGGGGACCTTCCTCCTAAAAGCCTTAAAGCAATTCGTACTCTTTCTGATGTAGGAGCATTAGAGAAGTACCTAAAGAAGTATTTGATAGGACAGGATGAGGCTATTAATGGAGTAGTGGATAGTATCAAGCTCGTTGCTAGTGGCCTTTACAAAAATGCGTCTTTCTTCTTCATTGGTCCTACTGGAGTGGGGAAAACAGAATTAGGAAAGCTCTTGGGTAAGAAATATAGTGGACATTTCTGGAAACTTAATTGTGCAGAATATGCTCAAGCCCATGAGTATGCTAAACTCATTGGATCTCCTCCAGGCTATGTGGGGCATAGTGAACAAAGTTTAATGGCAGAGAAGGCTGAGGAAAGCAATAAATGGATTATCCTTTTTGACGAGATAGAAAAGGCTCATCCTAAATTCTATGATTTCTTGTTGTCGTTATTAGATGATGGCACCTGTACTGATAATATGGGAAGAGTACTAGATTTTTCGGAATCTATCTTTATCTTTACCTCCAATCAAGGTATTTCCGATATTAGGACTGGGAAAAAACTAGGGTTTGGTGATGATAGAGTTTCAGTATCAGGATCGGCAGACAATATTAAAGAGTCTGTCAAGAAGAAATTCCCAGTAGAATTTATGAACCGCATAGACAACTATGTATTTTTTAACACCCTAGAGCCTAAGCACTTACGGAAAATTGCTACCTTGTCTTTGAGAAATATCCCCATTAAAAGACATAAAGCTTTACTGGATTTTATTGTAAAGAATGGGTACTCTGAAGAGTACGGAGCTAGAAATATTAAACGATTCATTAAAAATGAGGTCGCCACAGTAATTGCACAGGCACTACTAGAGCGAAAACTTCCAAGTAAAAAGGGCGATCTCTATACTCCTAAAATTGTTAATAATAAAGTAACTCTTATCAATTTGGGAGAAGATGAAAAGGAACTAGACCAAGCTGCGGGGTAGGCTTACGCCTTTCTGTGGATTGGAACTTCGCTACCTGCTCCCCCTGAAGAAATTTAGGGGGAGTTTTCCTTTTAAAAACCTCCCCAAGCTTTCTATTATAGTGCATGACGGCCCTTAGCTCAGATGGTTAGAGCATCTGTCTTATATACAGAAGGCGACAGGTTCGATTCCTGTAGGGCCAACCAATCATTTTTATAAGGAGAAATACTATGAGTGATGTTATGGAAAAATATGTGGCGAAAGCCTTGGAAGGATATGAGCAAAATTTTGAAGGAATTTCTGAAGCAATTACCCAAATGGAGGCTCAGTTGGAAGCATATAAAGCTCAACGAGTTGAAATGGAAGAAGGTATTGCTGAGATGAAGGAAGTTCTTGGGCTTGATTCCGAAGAGGAGTTGGGTGGAAAAGCAGCCCCCCTAGAACTGGTTGCGGAAGACGAGTAAGTGTCAATACGCACACGAAAATCTGATAGAACCAAATTTGGTTTTTTCAAAAATGAAGCGTCTGCTAGAGCAGAGGTAGAAAGGCGTAAAACCCTCCTTCTCTCGGAGGACCCTACCCTTACTTATTATGTAATTAAGGTAAAACGAGGGAAAGAGGGCCAAAACCCTTGGATGGCTTACAGTCTTAAACGAAAAAAGGGACGGTAGCCCAATCGGCAGAGGCAACAGACTTAAAATCTGTCAAGTGCGGGTTCAAATCCCGCTCGTCCTACCAAATAAGCACCCATAGCATAACGGATAATGCAACAGACTTCTAATCTGTAGATTTCAGGTTCGAATCCTGATGGGTGTACCAAAATGAGACTATAATACAGTATGAAGAAACTTTTAACGGCGATGCTATGTTTAATGGGGGTTATGTCCTCTAGTTTTGCGGGGATTACGATCACCCAAGACGGTACGATTATTGAAAACCAGTATATTTCTGGTCAAG